TCGATGATGGGTTAACCCCCGAAGACGACGGCATCGATATTTTCGACGAACGAACCAAATATGAGAAAAGGCAAGACGAATTTGCGATGTGGAAAGACGAAATCTAGCTGGATTGAAATTCGAGCACCAAGATTTGAGTTTTGATAAATACCCCATAGCCATAACTATGGACTTCAGTAGAGACTCAATAGGAGATAAAGAATGCCATTCCAGCTTAGTCCCGGTGTAAATATTCAGGAACGAGACCTGACTTCAATTATTCCCGCTGTCGCAACCACTTCAGCCGGTATCGCAGGTCACTTTCAGTGGGGCCCGGTAGACCAAAGAATCATTGTAGATAGCGAAAACAACCTTGCACAGTTGTTCGGGTTGCCCGACATTAACACGTTCGAGTGGTTCTTTACCGCAGCAAACTTTCTTCAGTACGGTAACAATCTTCAAGTAATTCGAACAATTGATACTTCAAATACTATAAACGCAGGGGCAGGCACTACAGCCAACCCAGCCATCTTGATTCGAAATCTAGATGATTGGAATAACAAAATCAACCCGTCCGGTGGTTCTACACCATCGTATGCAACCAACTCAAATGCTTACTGGGCAGCAAAATGGCCGGGTACTCTCGGTAACAGTTTGATCGTTTGTGCATGTGACACTACCGGTGGATTTGCAAACTGGGCAGCAAACGGTGTTACACTTAACACAGAATTTTCTCGTACACCAGGAACGTCAACCTACGTAGAAAATACTAGCGGATTGACCCAGGCAAACGACGAAATTCACATTGCAATTGTAGACAAAGACGGTAAATTTGCCGGCTACAAAAACGCAGTTATCGAAGTATGGGAAGGTTTGTCGAAAGCAATTGACGGCAAGCGCCCGGATGGTTCGTCAAACTATTACGTGAATGTTCTTAACAACGATTCTCGCTATGTTTGGTTTGTAAATCCGCTTCCGGGTATTCAAACCGGACGACGAGCAAGCGACGTAACTACCGCAAACTATTTCGGTGCCATCAATGCTCAAGCAGGATTCACCGGTACCTATTTCGGCGGAACCGGTTACGCATCATTTTCATGTACCGGAGGACTGTTGGGTCTGCCAGCCGATAGTCTGATTGCAACTGCAAAGGGTGCATCTTCTGGATTTGGTTTGTTTTCCGACGCAGATTTCGTTGACGTATCTTTGTTGCTCGGCGGTCCGTTGGCCGGATCAGATGCAGCAACGGTTGCACAGATTGCAAGCAGCCGAAAAGACTGCGTTGCATTCTTCTCAGCACCAAATAGCGACCCTCTTGCCTCTACTACAACCAAGATTGCAAATTGCACTTCATTGAAAGACTCGATCGGCAATAACTCATATGCCGTAATCGATAGCACCTATAAGAAGCAAGTCGATCGATACAACAATGTCTATCGCTGGGTACCTTGCAACGGAGACGTTGCTGGACTATGTGCTCAAACCGATCAAACCAACGATCCTTGGTGGTCACCGGCAGGGTTCAATCGCGGTAACGTTCGCAATGTAATTCAGCTTGCGTTCAATCCAGCACAAGCAGATCGAGACATCATTTACCCGAAGGGAATCAATCCAATTGTTACCTTCCCGGGAGATGGAACTATTCTCTATGGTGACAAAACTGCTCTTTCAAAGCCCAGTGCGTTTGATCGAATCAATGTACGCCGTCTGTTCATTGTACTTGAAAAAGCAGTCGCAATTGCATCGAAGTATCAACTGTTCGAATTCAATGATGCTTTCACTCGTTCAATGTTTGTATCGATGCTCGAACCGTTCCTTCGTGACATTCAAGCTCGTCGCGGAATTTATGACTTCAAGGTCATCTGCGATGAAACGAATAACACTTCAGAAGTGATCGATAGCAATCGGTTTGTTGCAGATATTTTCATCAAACCCGCACGAACAATCAATTACGTACAACTTAATTTCATCGCTACTCGAACTGGCGCGTCGTTCGAAGAAATCACTGCTCTGTCCCAACCGGGTCTCGGAGCACGTTCCTAAGTTTCCCGCAGAGTCCACATGGGAGGAAACTCCCATGTTGGATTTTCACCTAAATACGCTAGAGTCAAGGAGATAACGTTCAATGAACATTAACAATTTCAAAGCCCAGTTGTCGGGCGGTGGCGCAAGAGCAAACTTGTTCCGCGTACAGGGTACTTTTCCGGCAGCTTCCGTTGCCGCTGCTGGTCTCAACCCAGCAAATTCAATTCAATTTCTATGTCGCGCCGCAGCAATTCCTTCGGTAACCTTGGGTCTAGTTACTGCACCTTTTCAAGGTCGTCAGCTAAAGCTCGCAGGAGATCGTGAATTCTCCGAGTGGACAATTACTATCATCAACGACACCAACTTTGCGCTCCGAAACGCATTTGAAAAGTGGTCCGATGTAATCAACCGAGTTGAAACCAACGTTGGTCGAAACGGATTGTCACAGTACGCACAGCAATGGACCGTCACTCAGCTTGACCGTCAGGGTCAAGATGTGAAGACCTATACGTTCATCGATTGTTGGCCAACCGCGATTTCTGACATTCAATTGAATTCGGATCCGGTTACTACTATCGAAGAATTCACCGTGACTCTTCAGTACCAATACTACCAGATGGAAGGTACTTCGAGCTAAGTTGGGTAGATTGGTCGAAAGATAAACTATGGAACTATTCGGCTTCAAGTTCGGTAAGAAACAAGAAAAACCCGATGATCCAAAGGTCAAAAAGTCCTTTGCGATCCCAGAGGGCGAAGATGGCGCCCTAAACATCGAAACCGCCCCCGGCGGTTTTTATGCGTCGTATGTTAACTTCGACCTTACAATCTCAAATGATACAGACCTAATTCTGAAATATCGCGAAATTGCGATGCATCCAGAAGTTGAGTCTGCGATAGAAGACATCATTTCAGAAGCGATTGTAACCGAAGATGCAGTACAGCCGGTCAAGCTTGTAACCGATCGATTGAAGTACCCGAAAGAAATCAAAAACAAAATCTCAGACACTTTTGATGATCTGATGACTCTTCTTCAGTTCAATACCAAAGGGTATGAGATCTTTCGTCGTTGGTATATCGATAGCCGACTTGTCTATCACATCGTCGTCGATGAAAATAACAAGAAAGACGGCATTGTCGAACTTCGGTTCGTTGACCCAATCAACATCAAGAAGATTCGCGAACACGGTAAGAAAATCCTACCGAATCACACCGGGGCTGTCGAAATTTACGAACCCGGCAAAGAATATTTCATCTATCGCAAAGATGGATTCAAGACAGCAGCAACTCTTGAAGGTATCAAAATTGAACCAGACAGTATTTCATACACCACGTCTGGTCTTTATGACTCTCGAAACAAGCGGGTAATCGGGTTTCTTCACAAAGCGATCAAAGCTGTAAATCAGCTTCGAATGATGGAAGATGCTCTGTTGATCTACCGTATTGCACGAGCACCAGAACGTCGAATTTTCTACGTTGACGTTGGTGGTCTACCGAAGCAAAAGGCGGAACAGTACGTCAAAGACCTGATGAATCGATATAAGAACAAGCTTGTATACGATGTAAACACAGGTGAAATTCGAGACAACTCACGTCAAATGAGCATGCTTGAAGACTTCTGGCTTCCTCGTCGTGAAGGTAGCAAGGGCACTGAAATCAGCACACTCAAGGGTGGTGAAAATCTCGGTAGTCTCGACGATGTAAATTTCTTCCAGAAGAAGCTGTACAAAGCACTCAATGTGCCTTCTTCGAGACTTCAAGACGAAGGTAAATCGTTCTCAATTGGCCGCGGCACAGAAATCTCACGAGACGAAATCAAGTTTGCAAAGTTCATTTCGAGAATGCGAAACAAGTTTGCAGAACTGTTCCTGAATCTTCTCAAGACCCAATTGCTTCTCAAGGGTATCATTCGAGATGAAGTCGAATGGGAACAAGACATTCAGCCGTATCTGTTCTTCGACTTCTTGAAGGATTCTTACTTCACTGAAATCAAACAACAAGAACTCTGGACCGAACGAATGAACCTTCTCAATCTGATGGCTCCGTACATGGGCACAATGTTTTCTCAAGAATGGATCAAGACCACCGTGTTTGGGTTCAATCAGAAAGAAATCGACACCATGGCGAAACAGATCGAGAAAGAAAAGAAACTTGAAATGCAACTTGGAACTGCTCAGGCGCAGCCGCTGCCGGGTCAAATTCCACCGTTCGGCCAACCAATGCCGATGCCCGGAATGCAACCAGGAATGCCTGGACAACCGGGTATGCCCGGAGAACAAATTCCGCAGCAAGACCCGTCGATGCCACCAGATGCACCGGGTCAAGAAGAGGGTATTGATCCACTTGCACACACTCGACCAGCACAAATATGAGAACAAACATGGTAGAAACAATTCAAGAAGTTCTCGAATCGAACACATCAAAAGTCTACATACTTGAATCAAATGAAAGTGTGGAGATCACTCCAGATCTTGCAAAGAAGATTGCTACCGTACATGATTCATTGAACACTGAGAATCAACGCAAACTGCGATACTTGGTGACGAAAGATAGCGAAAACTTTACAAGAATGGCGCAGTTTTGCACTTACAAATGCGAGGAATAAATGGCTCAACTCTCAAAAGAAATTTTGGTCCAGACCGACAAAAAACTTGTCATCAAACTAAATTATGACGCAAGCACTCAGCTTCCGGTAGGCGGCCTCACTTGCACCATTTCTCCTTCTGATGCAAACAACTTTTTGTCGTATCTCGACCCCTCGAAAGTGAATCTTGATATTGGCAAAGCGATCTGGTCGATTCAGGCTGGCGGCTCACTGATTCCAGTGACCTTTGCGCTTGCATGGGGCGTCTCGGGTAGTTTGACCGGGCAAGATAGTTTCTACATGTCGAGCTACGGTCAATTCGAAGCAAATCAATTGGGATTCAACTTCCGAAATCCTATCACCGGCTCTGCACGTACTAATACCATCAACATTCGAAATGTTGCGCCGGTTTTGACTGGCAACGCTTCAACCATCATTCTAGAACTCAACAAGACCACCGGTTTCGGTATCAGTGGAACTCAATGGTAATCCTATGAAACTAATCTCAGACATCAACGAAGAAGTATCGTTTGTACTCAAAGAAGAAGCAAGCGGCAAGCGGTCATATATGATCGAAGGACCATTTCTTCAAGCAGAACTCAAGAACAAAAACAATCGAGTCTACCCACTCGATGTTCTGAGTGTCAAGGTTTCTGACTATACCCGAGATTACATCAAACAGAATCGAGCATTCGGGGAACTTGGACACCCCGATTCACCCCGCATCAATCTCGACCGGGTTTCTCACATGATCACCGACCTCCGCCAAGAGGGCAACAACTTTATCGGTCGTGCGAAGATTCTTGATACACCATACGGTAAAATTGTACAAAACCTAATGGATGCTGGTGCAAAATTGGGAGTTTCATCTCGTGCAGTCGGTTCGCTTTCTGAAGTGAATGGATGTCATTACGTGAACGACGACCTATTGATTGCAACCGCAGCAGATATCGTAGCCGACCCTTCTGCCCCCGATGCATTCGTACGAGGAATCATGGAATCAGCAGAATGGGTATTTGTAGATGGTAAAGGTTGGGTTTGTGAATATGTCGAAACTGCTCGAAAAAACATCGTCAAAGCACCCTCAAGAAAACTCGAAAAAGTGATAATTGAAGAGTTCGAAAAATTCGTCAAATTGCTCACCGAATCGTGAAATTAGACAGAAACTAAATACAGATACCTTAGGAGATCCTGAATGAACGCACTAGAAGAAATCGCCAAAATTCTGGCAAAAAACGGACAGCAAGAAATCAACGAAACATCTGCTCCGACGGCACACGCAATTGACAAATCAGCAACCATTCTCGATGTGAATACTTACGCAATTTCAAAGAATGCTGCGGGCGAAAAGTCAGCAGAAACTCACACCACCGCCAAGAAAGATGGCGCAAATGATGAGAAACATGAAATGCAAGGTAGTGATCCGAAGGAAGGACCAGCTACTCTCAAGAAAGTAACTGA